AATGGAGCCATTCTCCACCGGGTTTGAGGACGTGGGGACGTACGCCAGACGTTGTAAATGGCCTCTTCAGCCGCAACTAGGGCGGCTGCATCAACCAATGCTGAAATTCCGATTGAGATGGTCTCTGCTAGGTCTAGAGAGGCCACTGGTCGACGAGTGACGGAGGGATTCGAATCAGCAATGAGGCGAGAGTTGTTGTGGAGTTCTAAAACTTCACGAAACCATGCCCGAACAGCTCGCCATGCAAGGTCAGGTTGGCGTTTAATATCTGATTGTATATTGAAACGATCGATCGATCCTGTTTTATAGATGCTTGTACTTTCCTTCAGTTGTAGCGACTGTTGATATGCCAAGACATTATGCGGAAACACAAGAGGGATGAAAGGGGATGAGAATGGCAATCGCAGTGGGATCTCAGGGATAGGAGTTAAGACATCTGAGTCATCACCGATGCGAATTGTACAGAGTAAGGCATCATCGATCTGGCCCCCTGCATGGATCCTCCATAATATGAAAGAAATGGCACAAAGGAAATATTCCTGAAACATGACAGGGTAATCAATAAATCCTCCACTCAAGAAGCCAGCCCCATCCGACGAGATGATGCAATGTGATGCAAGGGCAAAAGAACCTAGGAGATGAGCAGCCAGAAATCCTATGAGCGAGGCATATCTATGGCCTATGGTTCCTCCGATGACCTGAGTTAGTTGATGAGATATGTCGGATAATGTAACATTCGACCGTGATCGTCCAATCCCATCGATAAAGTCTTTAAATCCCTTGTCTTTCCCAAGTTGTGACATCAACAGTTGTAATTTTCGCATTCCTGCCGAAGCAGGATCTCTGCCAACAATCCGATAACCATGTTCCGACCGTTTTTCTCGTGTTTTAGACCCCAAGTAAGGACTGTGACGTCCGCGACTCCAGAGAACATCTCCTACTCCATCACATAGCACACAAATTCCTGTGGTGGATAAGGCGGGGGCTCCCCACACCACATCAAAGTCAAGAGGGTGATATGTAGTCAATCCTACCAGTTGTTTAATACCTGTACGTAACCACGATTTGCGCAAGGATGATACTCTTTCATATATGCTCTCGGAAAGGTTTGGAGACACAGTAGGAAGACACAAATAGCGGTCGATTAAATATTGCCAAATTAGGTGCTCCTGATGAATCGCATGTTCGACCAATCCTGGACACCCTCGTCTAACCAGTTCTTGGATTGATTGAGTAGCGACAAACATGGATCCGAGTTTCCTTACCAGCCCATATGAGGATGTTTCGAGGAGGTCATGGGCGATTAAGGGATTCATGGGGTCCATGGTTGACAGTCTAACAACAAGCTCTTGTAAATAGCTATCTGTATCCACGGATAGTAATTCTTTAATAGCCTTGTTCTTTGTATGATAATAAAGCTCTTTCCGCGTTCGAGATGCTACACTATCGAGAGGTGTTACCGGTTTGCTGATAGGAAGGCCATACGGGTCTTGAATAAGGGACTCAATCGTTGGAGATTCATTCAAGAAAAACTCCTCCTGAACTTGACGGTATGCTCGTGATTCCACGGACCCCGGAATCGCAGCTGCTACCTTCATCCCGGCGACAGCCTGGGAGAGAGGGTCGGATCCTCCCTTATACAGAAAAGAGGTTAAGGGGGGTATCGAGATGCCTCCGAGCTCTGATGGCACGCATAAGACGAAGGATGCAAAGTCGACCTTGTCAAGGTGGTCAATTTTTATCTTCGATGAAATTATCCCTCCGTATATTCCCTCCCCGGAGAATACCCGCATGAGATAGATATGTGAGTGAAGATATGCTAATGCCCAGCTTATGAGAGGAGCACGTGTTCGTTCTGCCCCTGCATATGCTGTGGAGAAAATTGTACCAACATCGCCTGTGACACTTGGAAACTCGGATGATGAATGGGGAAATAATCGACTGTGTGCTTTTAACGTGGTGTGGTAGTCAACTCCCTTGATGTAGACATCCTTGGAATATGTCAAGACTGTTGATGACTCTAAACATTCCTCTGGTTTCATCTCTTGATTCACTTTGGCACATTCTCCCTCCAGGCTTGACATGATCTCATTGCGTGATTTGAGGCATTGTTCTCTTGCAGATATTGAAAGGTCCCGGTTCAGTGTGACAGTCACCACTTGGTTGTCTCCCTGTCCTAGTAGTACGTAATGAAGGGGAAATTGTTGTAGCCCTAAGTCAACCATACTATATGTGCATAGCGACCACAATTTTTGTGTGATGCCTTCGAACCCTCCTTTGTGGTTGTACCAGACTGTATCTGACTCGGGTGGATACATGTCAGTGATCCCGGGCGGACGAATATCA